ACTTAACTAAGAATAATATGAAACATAAAATCACTACAATCTATCACGACCTTGACGGAGTCCATGCTGACTTCGAGAAAGGTGTCAAGGACATCACTGGTGGCTTCCCTCATCAAATCGAGAAGAAGCACATGTGGAAAGCGATCAATCGCAAAGGCGACTTCTTCGAAACCCTGAAGCCGTTGGCTGACTCGCGCACCCTGTTCGAGTACACCTCGACTCTCGGTGTCGATCAGAAAGTTCTGACAGGCATGCCTACCATCAAGGACGGCGCTGGTCAGAAAGAACGTTGGGCACAGAAGCATTTGCTGGAAGACATCCATGTGATCGTCTTGCCTTCGAAGCAGAAATATCTGCACGCTGGTCCTGGCAAAATCTTGATCGATGATCGGCCAGACATGATCGGCGCATGGTGCGATGCTGGTGGTATCGGCATTCTCCACACCAGTGCTGAATCGACCATCGCTCAGCTGAAAGCATTGGGGCTGTAATGAAAGTCTTCGTCCAAGGAAATTCCGAAGTCCTGAGCCAGAAGCGTGCCAAGAAGCAATATGATAGCTGGAGTGCCGAGTATTCATATTCGGTCTCCGGCATCGGTCTCACGAATGAAGCCTACTTCTCGGCACATGAATTCGAGCTGCCATATGATGTCAAGATCGGCGACCAACTGTTCGTTGTGTTCGTGACTTACAGCACTGGCGATTCGTTCGGTACAGCTCGTGGTCAAGGCGATGTTGTTGCAGTTTTCAAGGATCAGAATCTGGCATTCGAAGCTGCACGTGAAATTCGCAAGGACGAAAACGCTGATGAATTCCTGTTCCTAATGGAAGACGGCACCAAACAAAAGTTTCACAACGTAGCCTCTGGTTACTTCGAACACATCACAACCATTGGAGTTCAAGGTTTCATCGTTCATGATGGCAACCAAGACGAAGATGGAATCTATCAATTCTAAGGAAAATAATATGTACGACGATCTGCAAGTATGGTTCACTCTGATCCAAAAATTCGTAAGCGAAACCGCCTTCATCGAAGATGGTCGCGTCTACGTCAAGGTGCACGGCATTCAGGAAATTCCTCTGTATGACCCAGCAACCTTCGTCGCACTGCTGAACTACAACCCGCATCTGCTGCCAGCGACCTACGAAGCATGGCGCATCAACGATGAGAATCGTATCGAGCGCGGTTTCTGTATCGCTCTGTTCGAGCAAGTTCTGCAAGAAGAACAGATGCGCAAGCACATCAGCGCAGAACAAATCACCGCAACTGCTCGTGAAGCAATGCAGCAAATCGTTCAGTCGTTGGCAGCAGCCGGCTTCGTGATCATGAACGAAACTGGCGATCCAGCTTTCGATGTCAATCCAGTTCAAGCAGCTCCAGTGGCTGATGAACCAAAGACCCAAAGCATCTTCCAACAAGCATTGTTCTCCTCGCTGGGAAAATAAAATGTACCTCACCTCGTGCCAATTGGCCATTCGTGTTCTGGTCAAAACCTACTACATTGAAGGCCATCGGTTCTATCATACGATGGACCATATCGAGGCAATGCTGGATGGGTACAACAAGTACTTCGGTGAAGATCCAAGTCTCGCAGAATACCTCGCGATTCTTTATCACGACATCGTTTACTTGCCGTACGCATCCGGCAATGAGGATCTAAGTGCTGGTCTGCTAAGCATGCACCACACGATCTACTTCCCGCAGAAGCCGGATGAAGTGATAGATCAAGCTAAGGAAATCATCTTAGCAACTAAGCATGACGGAACTCCTGTTCCTGGCTTTGCTGAACGTGTTGTGGATCTCGATATGATGATCCTCGGCAAGAGCGAAGATGTCTACAAGAAGTACGTAGCGAACACCAGGAAAGAGTATTTGATGTTCACTGATGAGCAATGGGCAGTTGGACGCGCAAACGTCCTGAGACGTTTCCTGGGGCTGCCACGTATCTTCATCACTGATGTCATGCACAAACAGTTCGAAGCCAAAGCGCGTTCGAACATACAACAAGAATTAGAGGCATTGGAATGTTTGACCGTGACAGCTTGATAAAAGCGTTCGGTTGCTCCACTCAAGATCCAATCCTTTTCTTTCAAGATGAGTACAGGTTCCTCTCGAACTTTTGGATGTGCACTCTCGTCATTGACGGGTTGACGTACAAAAGTTCGGAGCACTACTTCATGTCTGAAAAGACTTTCGACGAAGAAGCAAAGGATCGAATTCGAGCAACACCAACTGCAGCGAAAGCTAAACAAGAAGGCCGTAAGGTCGCGCTTCGTGCAGACTGGGAAGAAGTAAAAGTAGACGCGATGTACCGTGCAGTCTACGCAAAGTTTAGCCAGAATCCTGGTTTGAAAGCTCAGTTGCTTGCGACTGGCGATCGATACCTTGAAGAAGGCAATACGTGGAATGACGTAACGTGGGGTGTTTGTCTTGGCGAAGGTAAAAACCTGTTAGGTCAGATTCTTATGGCAGTACGCGCACAACTAAGGATGTCAGCATGAAAATCAAAGCAATCATCGCACTGGTGTTACTCGTCATCTTGACGTACTTCACCGCTCCATATTGGACCCACTCCACCAAAGAAGTAACGGTGACAAGTTCGATGGTGAAGCCATCAAATGGTGAGTCGAAGTATCTGGTATATACGGACGCGGGAGTGTTCGAAAACACCGATACGTGGTATTATTTCAAATTCGATTCCTCTGATGTCCAATCGAAACTTATGCAGAACGGCAAGTTTAAAGTTAGCTACTATGGCTTCCGTGTTCCGTTCCTGTCGAAGTACCCGAACATCACCAACGTAGAAAGAAAATAATATGCGCTATTACGGCTTCGGCAATTACTACCTTTCATCTCTGCAGCAAGGCCTGCAAGCACACCACGTGTGCGTCGAGATGTTCAACAAGTACAACACTCAGCCTGCTGAAGGTACTCGTCCAGCAAATCGCTGGAACTACCTCGACGACTGGGCAAAGAACCACAAGACCATCGTTCTGCTGAACGGCGGCAACTCGTCGGACCTGGCTGCAATGTTCAACTTCCTGGTAGGCGATACCGGCGAAGGCACCGTCCACGACTATCCGTTCGCAAAGTTCCGTGAAGACGAACAGTCGCTGAACAGCGCACTGACCTCGATCGGCATCGTACTGCCACCAAAGATCTACGACACTGCCGCTGAAGATCGCGCAAGTCGCAACGGACGTTATCAAGAACGCGGCAGCACGATCCTGCGCCATGGCCGTCCTACTCTGACTGAGTGGGAAGAAGAACTGATCGTACGTTTGAACCAATACGGACTCGCAAAATGACAACTGAAAATTGCTACCAGTGCATTCACCGGCGCAACGTTCCTGGTGATGCTCACTCCCGATGCGCCCATCCTTCAGTGGATAGTGGCGGTGGCGACATGATGAGCGGCATCATGGCAATGGTCGAAGCCATGGTCGGCAATAAGAAGGTTGCTAACCCTCTGAATGTTCGTGCTCACGAGCATGGCGTTCGGATGGGTTGGTTCATGTATCCGTTCAACTTCGATCCCGCATGGATGATTTCATGCGATGGTCTGACGAAAAAGAAAGAAGAGCCAAATGGATAAGTTTTCCAAGCTTTACATTGCGCTGAAGTTCAGGCTCAAAGGCGCCAAGATGTACCGCGCCATGGATGCACTGGAGATGGGTCGTGAGATTCATGATGGCTTCCGCAAGGATGGTGTCACTCCAGAATTCCAGCACCAAATCGAAATCGCTCACTACATCTTCACGCTGAAAGGCCTGATCACGAAGAAGATGATCGAGAACGCGATCATCGTGGCCTTGCTTCACGATACCGACGAGGACAATCCACATGACATTCCTAAAGGAAAGCTGGACACCTACGGCGCCGATTGCGTCACTGCAATCTTGCTGCTGAACAAGCATCGCTCGGCTGATTACCCAACCTACTTCAAGAACATCGCGAACAACGTTCTCGCTGCGCTGGTGAAAGGTGCCGATCGCATCAACAACTTCCAGTCGATGAATCGTGGCAAGTTCAAGCTCGAGAAGCAGATTGCTTACGCCAAGGAAGTCGTCGATTACTTCTTGCCAATGCTCAAGCGTGCACGCAAGAAGTTCCCTCGCCAGATGGATGCGTTCTACAACATCGAGTTCATCTTAAAGAGCCAGCATGAATTGATTTCGCTGTTCATCAGCGCATCAACGGAGAAGCCAGCATGAATAAAATCCTGTTTGTTGTGATGATGCTGGCCTTCGCACTCGGCGCCTGTTCGAAGAAGGAAGTGAACTCCGAAGAAGAAAAGGCTCGCTACACCGAAGAGATGCATCAGAAAGATCTCGAAACTGTTGGTGGCCTGAAAATCTCCACGCTGATGAAGAGCACGGAATATTACTACGTCCGAGTTCTGTGTGTTGATGGAACTTCGTATGTAACGTACGACAAGTCCATCACTCCGCATCTTTCGCCTGAGACTGGCAAGCCAATCAAGTGCGAAGTTGAATCCAAATAAGGAGCTAACACATGAGCAAATACGTAAACGATAATCCAATTCCTTACGATGAGTTGGATCCCATGCCGCAATTATCAACACTAACAATATTCGCAATATCCTCGCCAGCAATTTGTTTGATGCTGATTTTACTTGGCCAGCTCGTATTTGGCTTCTGCCAAGAGTGAATAGCTAAGTAATTTCAAGTGCCCCACATGAAAGTATTATGCCTAAGATGGGTATAATACTTTCATTGCGTTTAGAGAATAGAAAAATGAAAACACCGACTAAAGACGAAATCGAATTCAAGAAGAAACAAGAGATGGTCAGCATGATCATCAACCACAATGGCAACGTTGGCTACCGCATGTTCACTGGCCGTCGTCCACAGCATGCAATCAAGATTACCGGAATCAGTTCGCCGATTCAAGCTAAGCCGATCTTCGTTGGCTTCGTTGATCCAGAGCTGATGCAAGTAATGGCATCGAACGACATGGATAATCCAGACGGTTCGAAAGCACCTGAACCTTTGCCAGCC